CTATTTCATAATAAGGATCGATAGTTGCAGTTGCCATAGCACCACCTGTACCTGTTTCGTTATTATTAGCTAAAGTTGTCATTTGAGTAGTTAGTGTAGTAGCACTTGGAGTGCTTAATACTTCAAATAACTTTCCATTAAAGTCAGCAGCTGTAAAAGAAGTACTAACCCCTGTTAAAGCAATAGACCCATCTCTTACTAAAAGAATATCACCTACTGTTGCATTGTGTGCAGCACCATAAGTTAGTGTTAAAACATCTGAACCATTAGAAGTTCCAATAGAAACTCCGGTTTGAATCTTATCTGTATCAATTGGAGTTATGTCATAAACAGCACCTTCAAAATAAATGTAAAGCATTTTGTTGGTGCCAATTGCTACATATTTATTACCGGCATTATCTACCCAAGCATGTTGATCCCTGCCTGCACCTACTAAATTACTTGCTGTTAATTGAGACCACCCACCTATTTTTTCAGGATAACTATATCTGAAACGCATGTAGTCACCATTGACCCATCTTCCTTCTGCGCCAGTATCTGATGATTGTTTATCTAAACCTGGTTTTAATGTGATTTTTGTTAACATATAAACTCCAAGTTACAAAATATACTAGATTAGAGCATATATCAATATGAATAAAGCAGAGGGAATCAGTGGTGGATCATCCCTCCGCAAGCTTATTGTATATATTATTTTTTAGGAACTGTAAAGCCTTTAAAATATGCAGGTAAACCTAACATAGGACGCTTGTCATATAAATTTTGTTTAGCATCTTTACCTTTTAAATTATTGTAATGTAGAAATACTTGTGCACAATCTTTACCTTCAAAAGGTTCTCGCCAATGTTCTAAATCACAACCAGAATAAATTAACATGTCACCTGGTTCAAGATTAACTTTAACACCAGCTTGTCCTTCTTTACCTGTTGGATCTAAATATATGGGCCACGGGTCTCCACCTAAGTTTAACGTAGTAGATACTTCACATGAATATCTATCTTTATGTCTAGCCAAGATGTCTCCTTTTTTATAAATTCTTGCATAGGAATAAGTAGGACTTAACTTTAGTGAAGTTTCTTTATTCATTTTGTCATTTAATTTACCTAATAATGTTTCCATTACCATATCACCATAATGTGAATAAGTATTAGGAACTTGTTCATCATTCCATACACCATGCTCTGTATTAAATGGTGATAAATATTTTTGATCAAATAAAAATCTTGCAGCTGTTCTTTTGTTTAAAAAATATGTGTAAACAAACTCTGCTAGTTCAGGCGATATTGCTGCTTTTAATACTTTATATTTATTTTTCTTGAACGACATTTAATACTCCTTTTGGTATTGCTTGGCAGTTCCAATGTATAAATCTAAACGGCTCTATACCTAAATCAACTATGTATTGATGAGGCATGTAAGACGGAAAGAATATCATTCGACCTGGTTTAACTTTATAATGCACAGCTGAACTGGCATAGGTTATTTTTGTTTTATCTAATTCAGGTAAAAGATTCATAATATTACCTGGTCTCGGATCTTCAAATAAAGGTAATGAAGTTTTGTCACTAGCTTTTAAAAAATAAAAACCAGATATATGACCATTCCAATGTGTATGTAATGTATGATGACCACCTCCACTTTTAGCAAATTCCTGTACCCACATTTCTGTAGTAAATAATTGATGACCTGACATATCAAAACCCATTTCCATTAATAAATTATGTGAGGTTGCTCCAATATAATCTGACAATATTTTAAATTTAGGGTCTCCAATTAAAGTTGTTGAATGATAAACACTACCTAAATCACCTTTAGTTTTATGTGTCTTGTTTTTTTTATCTATACTAGGCTGCATGTTTTTTTTAGCTATGTCAATATAACTATCTGAAGCTTTATTTATTTCATCAACAAATTCTGGTGCATCACCAAACCATATAGGACATTTAAAATAATCTTCTCTATTTAATTGTTGAGGATAAGTTATTGGTTTTGGTTTTTTAATTCTTTTCTTTTTCTTTTTCATATCTTTCCTATTTAAATGGCCATCCAAGGTTCCAGATTACTAGACTATGTCTAATACCACTTTTGACCGGTTTAACTCTATGCCATACATCAGAAGGAAATACAACTAAAGAACCTTTAGATCTTATTTCTTTTAATACATGGGTATTTGCTTTCTTATCTGGATCATGATTTCTATAATCAAATTCTAATTCACCACCTTTATATTCTTTGTCATTAGACAAAGATAGTGTTACAGATAATTTTCTTTGTTTACCATGACTTGGTGTGTTGGGTTGATTGTAAGGTCGATCCCAACTATCACAATGCCAATCATAGTACTGGCCTTTTTTATATTTTGTAAATTGACACGACTCAGAAAAATCCCATTGAAAATTCCAGTTAGCATCTCTGTTAGCTTCATGTATAAAAGGATGAATTGCATTATAAATCCAACGTTCGTTTAACCAAACTATATCTGAATCTCTTTTCTTTTTTAAATCTTGTACTTCTTTTTTATTTAATTTTTTATTACCATAACCACCAGTCACAGCCATTTGATCTTGTATAGATTTTGCATAACGAACAATATCATCGCATACATGATGAGGTATGGCATCTTTAAACCAGTAAAAATAATTTTGTAATTGCATATGTCTTTATAAAGACAATATAAAATAGTATTATGAAACTGTCAAGGTTCCTGAAACTGTAAATGTTGCAATTTTTTGTCCACCAGGAGCTGTACTTGTAGAATTAGTTCCAGGAGAAACAGTAAATGTTCTAGCACTTGGTCCTCTAACAACAACAAGTCCACTACCACCTGCTCTTCCAATTTGAGGGGTGTCTTGGTCACCACCTCCACCAGAACCTGTATTAACTGTACCTGCTGTAGCACTTGAAGATCCACCTTGACCCGTACTACCTGTTCCACCACCACCAGCACCGCCAGGTGCTGGAGATGTGTATTGGGCTCCACCACCACCGCCACCACCTCTTTGGACGCATGATCCTGTAATTCCTGAAGTTGCTCCTGCACCACCAGTACCACCTCTTCCTGAAGCTCCTGTAGGAGATGGACTTGAAGGAGAACCTGGAGCATTACCACCTACAGCTGCTGATCCACCTCCACCACCACCTGCTCTACGAAGTGAACTACCACCAGCATAACCTTGACCTGCAGGAGTAGCTGTACCACCTGAACCTGTAGGGGCCGAGTCAGTATTTCCTGCTCCACCACCTGAACCACCAGGTCCACCTGTTCCACCTTCCATAGCTCCTCCACCACCACCTGCTGATGTAATTGTTGCAAAAACTGAATCGTTTCCTGAGTTTCCTGAAGGTCCAGGTTGGCTACATGGAGAGCAAGCCGCACCTGCTCCAACAACAATATCGTGTGCTACATTACCTTCTAATGTTAATGCAGCTACACCTGATCCAAATGGAGATACTGTATATGAACCAGTAGAAGTACCAGCGGATTCTCTATATCCACCAGCTCCACCTCCACCACCTCTTTTACTACCACCTGAACCACCACCTGCTATTACTAAATAATCTATTCCTGCATATTCTACATAGAAAGGCCATGTTCCTGCTCTTTGAGAAGAATATTGACTTTGCATTGACCATACACCACTTGCTTTATTTAATTCTTTTACAATTACTACACCTGAACCACCACTACCACCTGCAGCTGGAGAAGAAGGGTTTGAATTCCCAGCACCACCACCTCCTGTATTAGTTGTTGCATTTCTTGTTGGAAGACTTGTTGATGTACTTCCACCACCGCCGGCTCCACCGGCTCCGCCACCAGTTCCACCTGATCCACCACCACCACCTCCGGCATAATTACTACCATTAAATGGTATTCCAGCTCCACCGGCACCACCATTACCTGATCCTGGAGGACCACTACCTGCTGCTGTAGCTCCACCACCACCTGCTGCTGTACAATTCGTACCACCTGCTAAAGCTGGACCGCCGGGAAAACCTTGACCACATGTTCCCGCACCACCTGCTCTACAATTTACATTTGAACCTGGGCCACCACCTGAACCACCTGCTGCTCCTAAACCATCAGCGTCTGGTTGACCACCACCGCCGCCACCACCTCCTCCAGTTGTTGAAACAGTTGCTCCACCAATTACAAAAGAAGATGTGGATCCGGGAGCTCCTACAGTTTCTGGTGTAGCCCCTGAACCACCAGCACCAACTACTACTGCTCCTAAAGCTGTGTTACCACAAACTGGAATACTTGATCCTTTTATAGCTCCACCGGCTCCACCACCACCTGAACGAGCTGTTCCACCACCACCAGCTCCACCACCAGCTACTACTAAATAATCAATGGATCTAGTTCCTGGTTGTGTAGTAACTGCACTTGGTGCGCTTGATGTTTTAGTTGTAACAGTATTTTTACCAAAAGAAGTATTATTACTTACTCCTAGTATTCCGCCGTTTTGTGAGCTGTTTGAAGGGCTCGCCATATCTTAGTTCTCCTTATGCGGATACCCAAGCTAGTGCTGATGCATCCCAATTGAAATTGTTTACTGGATCTTCGTGATCTTTTGCAGTCCATTTTTGACCTGCTTCATCCCAAGAAATCATGTATCTATCTAATGGATCATTACTTCCATAAGTTGTAATTGTTGGATAAGTAACCGGTGCTTGCCAATCATCATTAGCATCTAATGCCCATGAAGCATGAGGCTGTGGACTTATAAATTTATTTTTTGCAGCGTCATAAGTATAACCTATACCTGCATATTGTTTTCTAAAATTACTGTTGTAAGAAGTTTGTTTCCAAGTGCCACCTTTAAAAAAGTTAATACACCATGTTTCTCCATCTACGTGTTCGTCCGATGGTACGCAATCATTGCCTACAACGACTACTCTTAGGACTACGTTATTGTTATCTAATTCTGCGAAATGTGCCATATTATTTTTCTCCTTAAAGTTATTTTATATAATTTTTTATCTATACTGTCAATGTTCCTGATACAGTAAATGTTGCAATTTTATCACCACTTGGACTATCGGTTGCTAAACTATTAGCTCCTGGTGCTACTGCTAAACTACTTGGTGCACTAACTGCAGGAAATCTTACTATT